CTCCAGGCCCGGGCTCGTGATCAGCTTGCCCACCCCGACCGTCGGCTCGGTCAACTCCTGCGCCTGCACCAGATCGGCCGGCTCGATGATGTGCACCTGCACGATCGTCGGGCTGGTGAGCGACTGCCCCTGCCCCAAATCCGCCGGCTGAATCACGTGGACCTGGCTGATCGTCGGCGAGGACAACGTTTGCGTCTGGGTCAGATCCGCCGGCGATACCGCCGCCCCCGCGCTGATCACCGGCTCCGAGAGCGTCTGACCCTGCGTGAGATCGGCCGGGGCGATGACGTGCACCTGCGTGATCGTCGGCGAGCCGAGCGTCTGCGGCTGCTCCAGGTCCGCCGGCGAGATCACGTGCGTCTGCGTCAGCACCGGCGAGGTCAGCTCCTGCGACTGGCCGAGGTCCGCCGGCTGGATGATGTGCACCTGCGTGATCGCCGGCGAATCGAGCGTCTGGGCCTGCGTCAGATCAGCCGGCTGGATCACGTGCGTCTGCGTGATCGTCGGGCTGGTGAGCGACTGCGCCTGCGCGAGATCGGCGGGCGTGATGACGTGCGTCTGCGTCAGGACCCGCGAGCGGTGCCGGATCCGCACGCCGCGGACGACCCGCGGCCGCAGCAGGTCCGGGATCGGGTCCGGCGGCACCGCGGCGAAACTGACATTCCCCGCCTCGAAGTTGTCCGTATCCTGCCCCGTGCCGTTGTATACTCCCGCCGCGCCGGAAGAAAACGTGCTGTCCGTCCTCGTGGTCTGATCCGTGCCGTCATTGGTCACGGTAAGCGTGGTGCTCGATACGCTCAGTTTCGTGACCGTCGAGGTGGTCACGTTGCTGCTCGGCGTGATGTCCGATCCGAGCTGGGTGAGCGAGCCGTTTACGATCTTGTTGACGCGTTGCACCGTTGGCGAACGGTTCTCCAGAAAGTACAAGTTGACCGTGCTGCCGCTGGTCGTGATGCGCACCGCGGGGCCGACCCCGCCGTTATTGAGCGAGTAGGGCGTAACCTGCGCATACTGGTCATTGTCGAACGAGTCCCCGCTCCAGTACGCACCAAACGGGTAATAGGGCGACCCGTCCGACACGCTGTAGCGGTAACGATTTGTACGACGCGACCCAATCGAAAAACAGCCGGGAATCTTCGTGAACCCGCTGATGGTCAACGGGTCCTGGTCTGTGCCATCCCAGTTTTGCGTGACCGGCAGTGCCACTAGAAGTCCTCGCCGCCCAGGCGGGCCTTGCCCCAGCCGAGATTCGTCACGACGTAATACACGACCTTGCGGACGGTCGTGCTGTTCTGAATCCACCCGACCGCCAGCCCGCGCGCCTGCATCCAGGTACGGGCCGCGTTGCGCACCGCCGCGGGAAGGGTGCCGACCGTGGCGTCGAGGTTCGCGGCGATCAGCGCCTTGACGTTGGCGTTGTGCTCGCCGTCCGCGATCTGGCAGAAAAAGTGCGTGCGGATCAGGTAGCGGATCACGTCTCGCAGTGTGTTCTGGGCAGTGATCCACGCCGTCGAGATGCCCAGTTGCTCGCAGCGAGTCTGCGCCGCCGACCGCCACGCCGAAGGCCAGGAGGAGAACAGCGCATCGAGGTCGGCCTTGAACGCGGCGGCGTCAGCGACCACGCGCGGGCTGATAGCCGTCACCCGCGCATCGGCGGCGATCCGGTCGTGCGTTGCCTGCAAGGCATACACGGTGCAGATCGAGTACCTCCGCGCCGGGTGGTCGATCTCGTCGAACCAGTCGCCCGCCGGCAGGTCGATGAGGTCGTTCAGGATATTGCGGTACGGGTTCTCTGGTGTCCCGTCGCCCGACTGCGGTGCCAGATAGAGACGCATCGCCATTGCTCAACTCCTCACGCTGACCACTGCCCCAATCACGTCGGGTCCGGAATGTTGTGCTTCCAGCTCCCGATATTCACCGTATTGCCCGCCGTCACCGCCTGCGAGGTGCACGTCGTCACCGGCCCGAGCGTGCTGGTCCCCGTCACCACCAGGGCGATATGATCCGCGTCGCCCGACACGCCGACGCTCACGCCGTTTTTCGCGGCCATCGTGGCCTTGCGTCCGCTCGTGTCGTCGGCGATCACGATGTCGCCGGCAACCATCGCGACCTCGGCCAACATTTTCCCGCCCGCTCCCTTGGCGGTGGTCGCCTCGGCGAAGCTTGCCGGCTGCCCCTCGCAGAGTGTCATCTTGTCGCAGGCGTCCGTCCCCGCGAGCCCCGCATCCATCTGTGTGTCCGGTACGTACTTGGCCATGTCTTAGCCCTCAGCTTCTCGGTTCTCAGTTTCTAACCGTCGCCCCGGTCTGCCTTTTTGAGCAGCCGGGTCCGCCAAAGGCGAGATTCGCCGTGGCGAACTTATGAGACCACTCGGCCCCGGGTTGCCGCTCGCGTGCTGGTTCGTTTCCGTTCCGCATTTCTTCCGCCAGGCCGACGAAACCGGGGTACCGCTTTCGTCGGTGATGAGCCCGGCTATCCAAAAAGCGGTCTTCCGTCTGGCTGACCGCTGATCGCTGACCGCTGACCGCTACTTCTCACGCAATCGCCGCCGCCTCATCGATCACCAGCGGCAGGTTCGTCCCGTCGTGATAGCACTGCATCCGCAAACTGGTCTCGCCCGGCCCGGTCAGGCCGGCGTTGAACGCATCGTCCACCACGCACAAACCGCAGGCCGTGATCGACACGTGCTCGGCCGTGCCGTCGGCCACGAACGTCCCCGCCACCGCCTTCTTGCGGAGGTAGATCGTCGTGTTCGCGTGCGTGCCCGCCTTGCCCGTGATCGGGATGCCCGCCGCCTTGAACCACTCGATGTCGATGCCCCGCAGCGTGATCACCGGTGTCGCCGTCTCCACGCTGGCGATCCGGTCGTAGAGGTCGCTGTCCGCCCCCTCGCTCGGGGCGTTGATCCCGAAGTCGATCTCGACCTGGCGGACGCTGGTGAGCTCCACGCCGCCGATCATCACCGGCCCGATCGTGAACCGCTCATCCTCGCCGGACAGCGCCGGCACCGTCTGCAGGTCGGTGATCACCACCGGGTCGTTGCTGCCGTCCCAGGTGACGATGACGTCGCTGGTGATCTGGGCATCGGCCCGGTGGGCCGCCGTCAGCCGCCGCGGCACCCAGATGCCGCTGTTGATGATGAACGCCCGATGCGACAGCGTGCCCGCCCGCGTGCCCCCAGCCGCGTGCTTGTAGCCGTACAAGGTCAGCACGTTCGCCGGCGTCGCCACCTGGATCCCCTCGCCGAGCTGGCCGACCTCGGCGAAGAAGTCGCTCAGGCTCTTGCAGGTCAGGTTGATCAGCGGCTTGACCGCGACCAGCGAGACGATGGACGGGTTCACCTGGCCGGAGGAGGCCTCGCCCATCAGCTCCGGGCCCAGGCCGATCGCCTGGCCGGTGATGCCGCCGATCATGGTGGTGTTGAGCTTCGCGCCGTAGAGTGTGTGTTTGGTCATGGTTTAGCTCTCAGCTCTCAGCTTTCAGCGTTCAGCCAGACGCGGGCCGCAGGCCCGCGAATTCTCACTTCTCACTTCTCACTTCCTTCGCCTCATCTCTTTTTTGATCCCTCTCGCCACCTCGGCGTTGTCGATCCGCCGCTGGACCTCATCATTCAGCCGCGCCTCGAACGCCCGCTCCATCGCCTGCCACTCGTCGTCCGCGATCCGCGTCACCTCGTCCCGCAGCGAGATCCGGCCACCCTTCGGGATGAAGTTCAGGGCGGGGGCGTCGATCACCACCCGCACGCCGCGCGAGTTGGCCCGGATCTTCTGTATGAGGGCCCGCGTCCGCGAGGTGCCGGTGTAGACCAGGGGCAGCGTGTGGCCGTAGTACCGCTCCTTGCGGCCGGTGTAGCTCTGGCGGAACCGCTGGCCGCCCATCGGCCCCTGGCCCTGGCGGGGCACGTAGTGGTACTTGCGGGCCCCCGCGTGCGTGAAATGCTTGGGCAGGTACCGCGTGTGCCACAGCGTCCCCATCTCCGCGAACGCCACCGCGCAGGCGGCGTTGTAATCGGACTTCGTGAGTCCGGGCGGCGGTCCGGGGGGTTCGAGGGTGAACTTCAGCATCCTGTCTTCATTCTCCTCGCCCGGCAGGGCGGGCGATGGTTGCCAGGGGTTTCAACCCCTGGGCTGGGAACCTGGATTCAAAAACATCTCCACAGACTCACTGCTCCCACTCCACCGCCAGCTCGCAGGCGATGTAATCGCCCTGCTCCTCGTAGGCCTCCACCGGCGGCCGCCACGGCCCCGAGGCCAGGGTGATGGCGTCGAACGCCAGCTCGCCGGCGGCCCCCGGGGCAGCCCGGCCACACAGCTCATCGATGATCCCCCCGACCTCGTTCAGGAACTTCCGCTCGGCCTCCTGCGGGTTGGCCGCGTCGGCGGAGGCCACGTCCCGCTCCAGCCGCAGCGTGATCCGGCCCCGGCTGTCGAACGAGTCCGTCGAGTCCACCGTCCGCCGAAGCCCCTCGGTGGGGGCGGTGGCGATCAGGGCGAACGGCCGGTAGCCGCTCAGCTCCTCGGCGGTGTACCGCTCGCCGGTGGCCTGCGGCAGCGAGGTGTGGTAGATCCGGGCGAGGGCCAGGGCCTCGGTGGCCACGCCGCAGAACGTCCGGAAGGCCGCGCAGCGGCTCAGCATGACGCCGAGGTAGCTCTCGGCCAGGGCGATCGATCCGGATGGTGCGGAAAGAGGCATTCAAATTCCTTTTTGCCCACAGATCACACATCTGTGGGCACCTCGTCTTACTTCCTGTATTCACTCCGCGTCTTCTCGACGCTCGCCACGCTCTGGCACAGGGCCCGGCACCAGGTGGCGGTGAGCGACTCGATCTCGCGGACCTTCCAGGCCTCGCTGCTGATCGTGAACAGGGCGCCCTTGGGCGGCCGGCTGATCTCGCTGCGGCGGACGGACACCGTCCGCACCCGCCGCAGAATCTGGCCCTCGGGCGTGTCCACGACCTCCGTCCGCTCCCGGCCGACCAGGGCCGACACCGCCACCGGCGAGCCGCTCCCGTCGTCGTAGGTGATCGCCGTGGCGAAGTGCTCCACCAGCGGCTGCGTCGTCTCCAGCATTCGGGTGTCGAAGATGCCCATGAATAGCGCTCAGCGGTCAGCTCTCAGTTGTCAGCTTGCGGCCGAGGGCCGCTCCTACGGCTTCGTGGCCAGCGCATCGATCTTCCGGTCGATCCGGTGGACCGCGCTGAGGATCTCCTTCTGGTCCTCCTGCAGGGCCCGGATCGACTCGGAGTGCTGCTCGATCAGGCCCCAGGCCTTCGTCCGGTCGCTGGCCGCGAACCAGATCAGCCCGCAGATCGCGATCACCAGCGAGACCGGCACCAGCGTGTCCCGCGTGAACTTGCCCGCCCGCTCGATTCTCTCGGTCATGTTCGCCCCACTCGAATCACGTCGATGTCCCGGCCGTTGAGCCAGCGCATCACGTGCCAGAACTTGTGCTGCTCGTTCTTCCAGCGGTACTCCGTCCGCCCCTCGCCGCGGTTCGACTCGGCCCCGTCCCAGTCGGCCGTGCCCGACCAGTCGCAGCCATAGATGAACAGTGATGAGTGATGGGTGCTGTTCGCCACGGCGAATCTCGCCTTTGGCGGAAGTGATGAGTCGCCGGCTTCGCCGGCGTTCTCACTTCGCCTTCGGCGAATCACGTACTCCGCCAGCACCATCGCGATCGTCAGCGAGTAGTTCGTCCAGCCGGGGTCCGATGGGCACTCCGTCTCGATCTGCGGGTAGAACAGCCAGCGGAACTCATCGATCGCGGGCAGGCCCGCCAGCAATTCATAGGCCTGGTTGCTCGTGAAGCAGACCGGCTTCTCGCCGTTCCGCTGGACCTGGCCGTGGTACCAATTGAACCCCTCGTGGTCGTTGAACGCCCAGAAGTCGCACGGCCAGGCCGTGGCCGCCCGGTTGACGCCGATGAACGCATCGTGGGCCCGCGGCCGGCCGAGAAACTCGACCAGCGACGGGCCGGGGCAGAGGATGGCGATGGACAGATCGGGATCCACGATGATCACACCCGCATGCCCGGCTTTTTGAAGGCCGGGGCTACGATGAGAGGCGGCGGTACTCCGGCGCCTCTCATCCTTTCCACATGCCGGGATCCGCTCGGTCCGGGCCGAAAACTAAACGGCCGAGTACAGCCCTTTAGTTTTGTGGCCCCGGCCTCTCAAAAAGCCTTTCCGCCGCCGGCCGGGCGCCGCTGCGGCAGCGCCCGGGCCGACGGAGCGGATGAAGCCATCATCACGTGGTGATGTTCGAGAGCAGGTGGCCCATCTCGGTGTACATCACCTTCTCCTGCACGTCGTGCCGGACGCGGATGATGTCGCTGCGGACGGTCTCGTCCCGGTAGCTCTCGATCGTGCCGCCGGCCTGGCTGCCGTCCTCGGACCAGTGGAACGCCCGGGCGATGCAGGGCTCGCGGACGTCCTGCGTCTCGGCGATCCGGCAGACCATCGCGTACTCGTCCGACCAGACGGGCCCGAGGCTCGCCGACTGGCCCTCGAGGGCGCTGTCCTTCGTCCCGCCGGCCACGATGATGAACGGCAGGTCGAAGCACTGGGCGAGCTGGGCCACGGTGATGTCCGCCGGCCGGGTCGGGAACCCCGCCCCCGCGCTCTGGATCCGCTCGACCACCTGGTCGCAGTTCCGCAGGTTGCGGAACACCTTGCGGTTGATCACCAGGGCGTTGGGCCACAGGCCGCTGTTGGCGTACACCCGCCGGACGGCCGCCTCGACGTCGTCGAGCGGCACGGCGTTGGTGTAGTCGTCCCACTCGTTGGTGATGGCGGTGGTCAGGGTCGAGCCGGTCCAGGTCGTCGCGTTGAAGATGAGCGCCGCGATCCGCTTCTCCGCCTCGAGCATGACGTTGTGGCGGGCCCGCTCGGCCGCCACCAGCTCGGCGTTGAAGTAGTCGGCGTACATCCGGGCCTCGCGGTCGTCGACCGGCTCCTCCCACCCGTACTCCTTCGTGGCGAAGGAGTCCGTGGTGAAGGTCCACTCGCCGCGGCTGTACCCGGCCCCCGGGGCCCGGTTCACGTCCCCGGTCTTGATCAGCTGCTCGATCGGGATCTTCCCGAACGTGCCCGACTGCGTGGCGACGCCGAGGATCGGGGCCACCCGGTAGCCGATGAAGTTCGCCCGGTTCATGGCCAGGTCGAACTCCTCCATGCTCCGGGCGATCGCCGGCCGCGTGGTCGCCAGTGAGGTTGACGGTGCAGGCATTGTTTTTCGCTCCTATGTGTTGGTGCCCCGTCCGCAGCCGGGCAAGGTTTCGACTCAGTGAGACAGGACCGGAATGATGTCACCGCTCGCGGTGGCCGCCTTCAGGGCGATGCCGATCCGGATCGCCGACGTGGTCGAGATGTCGTCGATCTTGCCGTCGGCCCGGCCGTAGACCACCGCGCCCTGCGAGAACGCGCCCGAGGCGACACACTTGATGATCCCCGTGCCCCGCAGGCGCACGGCCCGCACGTCGCCCGAGGCGAACGACGCCTCGTCCAGCGTGCCGATGGGCTCCTCGCCCAGGGCGGCGACACTCAGCACGTCCGAGGTCAGCTTGACCAGGATGTGCTTGGCGATGGCTGCGCCGGCGGTGTAGCTCGCGACGGCGCCCGCTACCATTTCTGCCATGATCAGGCTCCTTTTAGCTATGAGCTGTCAGCGGTCAGCTGTCAGCCGGTTCACGCCGACTTGCGGCGCCGATTCTCGTTCACCTCGGCCTCGTAGGCCTTGCGCAGCTCCGGCTGCTCGCGGTTGACGGCCAGGGCCGCCTGGTGCGGCTTGAGGCCCTGGGCGATCTTGGCCTGGACGGCCGCGTCGTACCGCTCCGCGTACGAGCCGCCGGCCTCCTCGGCCGCCGACCCCGCCGTCCGGTCCTTCAGGGCCGGCTGGCCGGGCCGGGCCTTGGCCGCCTCGGCGTCGGCCTGGGCCTTGGCCGCGGCCTCCTCGGCCGCCTTCGCCTTGGCCTCGGCCGCCTTGAGGGCCTCGGTCTGGTGGATGGCCCATGCCTTGGTCGCCTGGGCCAGCGTCAGGCCCTGCTCCATGCAGCGCTCCCGCCACTCGGCGGTCGAATCCGGGAACTCGGCCTTCAGCTCCTGGATCGTGGCCGCCTTCGGTGCCGCCGCGGCCTCCTGCGGTTTCTCATCGGGCATGATCGTCTCCTTGTTCCGCCCGCCGTCCGCGGCGGGGCTAAACGTCATCTGCTTCGGGCCGCCACCCATGGCGGCCCCCATTTTTCTCGCGAGTGTCATCGCCCCCTCCATCGTCCCGATCTCGTCCGCCAGGCCCGCGGCCACCGCGTCGCGTCCCACCTCGACGGCCCCGGTCGCCAGCTCGGCGACCCGCTCCATCGGCAGCCGGCGGCCGCGGGCCACGCGGTTCATGAACTCCCGGTTGATCGCCGTGATGGTCCGCTGGAATTCGGCCACCTGCTCGGCGGTGATCTCCGTCCCCATCGTCCCCGCGCCCTTGAACTGGCCGGCCCGGATCACCACGGCCTTCACGCCCTCGCGGGCGAAGAGCTGCGACCAGTCATAGAGCACCGCGTACGTGCCGATGGACCCGACGACGGCATCATTGTTGATCACCACCCGCGCTGACTGGGACCCGACCTCGTAGGCGGCCGAGGCCATCAGGTCCTCGGCGTAGGTGATCACGGGTTTCCGCTGGCCCGCCTCGGCCACGGCGTCGGCCAGGTCGCCCGTGCCGGCGACCGTCCCGCCCGGTGAGTCGACGACCAGCAGGATCGACTTCACCGCATCATCCGCCGCCGCCTGGCGGACGGCCCGCATGAGCCGCAGCGAGCCGGGGTTCTGCGAGAGGCTCGAGCCGTACTTGGTCATCGTGCCCCGGATCTCGATCGTGGCCACGCCGCCATCGACCGAATAGCCCGGCCCGGGCGCTGCCTCCTGCGACTCCCCGCGGGCGGCCCGGGCCGCCTGGGCCTGGATGTGGGCCACCAGGTCGAGCGAGCGCACGAACTGCATCAGCTCCGTCCCCGCCCGCTCCTCGATCGCCCACGCCCCGAAATACTGGTCCAGGTGGGGGATCAGGGGGGCGATCCGTTCGATGTCATCGTGGTCGGCCATGGTTCGATTCCAGTGACGAGTGACGAGTGTCGAGTGACGAGTCTGATCGATTTCACTCGTGACTCGTCACTCGTGACTCGCTACTCCCTACAGCTTCCGGCGCAGCCGCTCCTTCGCGTGCCGGAACCGCTCCCGGTAGCTCGTGCCCGCCCGCGGCCCGGGCTTCGCCGGCGCTGGGGCCGGCTTCGGCGGCGCCGGCTCGGGCGCGATCTCGCTTTCCATCACCGGCGTCATCGCGATCTCCGCCGGGTTTTCTCTGGCTGACCGTTGCTCCTCACTCTTCTTCGCCATCGTCTGTCTCCGTATCTCCGCGTCCCCGCGTCCCCGCGTCCCCGCGTCCTTCCTTCTGGGCCTCCCCCAGGCTCCGCCCCAGGGCCGCCGTCGCCGCCGCCTTCGTCGGCAGGTTCAGCACGTCCTTCCACGTCACCGCGGCCTCGGGGCTCTCGGCGTTGATGGCCGAGGCCTCGGCGATCGCCAGCCGCAGCAGCCGGCCGTTGTCGCGGACGATCTCGCCGTCGAGCTTGTCGATGTCCAGGCCCCGCTCATCGAGCAGCCGCCGCCGCGACGACAGCCGGTTGTCGATCTGGGTGGCGTCGCCCAGGGCGTCCTTGTGCGGCTCGATGTAGGGCCAGCGCGGCACGCTCCACTCGTGGGCGAAGAACCCGCGGCCCAGCCGGTTGGCCGCCGACCGCAGGGCGGCGTCCTCGGCGATCCACTGCCGCAGCTTCCACAGGTACACGGGCGTGTGCAGCCGGCGGACACCCGCCTTCTGGTTCGCCCTAAAGCCGAGCCGGGCCTGGTCGATCGCCCCCCGCCAGCCGCTGAAGTTGGTTTCGCTCGCGTCCAGCAGCAGCAGGACCAGCGGCAGGCCGAGGTTGATCCCGATGAGCTGCAGCATGAGCCGCGCGTGCTGGAAGTATTCGGGGTTCGGCACGTTCGGCGAAAACCCCTGGAGCTTCTCGCCCGGCGCACCCAGGATGTCCATGCCCGGGGCGATCCCCTCGAGCACCCGCGTGCCGCCCGCGGCCGTGGTCTCGGTGGTCTGGTCGCCCTTCTTGAACGCCCCGCCCCGGAAGTCCTTCTCGCGCTCGCGGAAGATGGCGAAGCACGAGACGATCTGCTGCTGCACCAGCTTGGCGAAATTCACATCCTCGAACATCCCCAGCGTGTCGAACATCGGGGCGAACGCCGACACGCCGCGGGTCTGGGTGACCCGCTTGGGGTTGTAGAGGTGGAACAGGATCCGGTCGCCCAACTCGTCCCGCACGCGGTAGGGCACGATGTCCGAGACCTTCGAGACGGGCATCGACGGGTCGATGTCGTCCCGGGTGATCCAGTATTCGAGCCGCTGCCGCAGGTCGTTCAGGAGCACGCCGTGGACGACGTTGCGGGTCGTCCGCGCGGGCGTGCGGAGTCGGTGGGCCTCGATCAACTGCACCGGCCCCTCGAGCGTGCCGAGGGCCACGATGTCCCCGTCCACGAGCATGGCCCGCATGGCCAGCCAGGCCTGCTCGTCCCAGGTCAGCTCGCCGGCCAGGTCGCACGCGTCCGGGTCGTTCGCCCACGCCTGCCAGCGGTCGAACAGGTCGGCGTTCAGGGCCTCGTCCGGCGTCTGGACATCCAGGACGAACCCCGACTGCATCGTGTTGGCCACCGCCCGGTCGACGCCCTGGCCGACGATGATGTCGTTGCGGTCGAAGTCGCGCGCGTATTCGAGGATCCGCAGGTAGTCGCTCTCGGACCGGTAGTGGTAGTCCGCCCCCGCCCCCATCCCCGGCAGGCCGCTGCGCCGCCGGCGGAACCGCGAGACCTTGGCCGCGGCGTAGTCGGCCCGGATGGACTCCCAGGCCTCGGCCGGCGTCGGCGCCCGGGTCGCGCCCCGCGGTGCACTCAGCTCGGATGGTTCGGATCTTGGCATAAAAAGCTCAGTCCCGCAGGGTCTGCAGGTCCGCATGCACCACGCTGCCGCCCGCGCCGGCCGCGTCCGGATCGTTCTCCCGCCACCAGGCCTCCGCCTTCTCCAGCTCCGCCTGGATCTTCAGGTACGAGTCGCGGTACCGCTCGTCCCCGTGCTGGCCCTCGTCCACCATCCGCCGCAGCAGGAACCGGGCGGCCTGGATGAACAGCTTGCACTCGGCGACGGAGTCGTTCAGGTCATAGGAACAGTTGTCCTCGTACTGGGCGGTGACCTGGGCGAAGGTGGAGGAAGAAGTCAGACCCATAAATAAAACCGCCACGCAGGTACGCAGCCCTGCGTGGCGCGCTGTGATCCTCGCCGATCGACAACGGTCCGAGCCTAGCACGGTGTCCCGGAAGCGGTCAACTCCAATTAGTGGTTATTTCAGTTAGATGGAATAGCGGTCAGCGGTCAGCGGTCAGCCGAAAGACTCTTTTTGACGGCCGGGCTCATAACCGCCGAAAGCGGTACCCCGGTTTCGGCGGCCTGGCGGAAGAGATTCGGGACGGGCTCAATCGGGCAAGAGCGTTGCGATCTCCGGCCGGGCAGGTCCCATAAGCCCGGCCTTCAAAAAGCAGAACGGGCAGGACGCGAGAACTGAGAACTGAGGGTTGAGGGCCGCGGGGTGAGTCGGGCACGCCCCGGTCGGCTTTTGAGCAGCCGGGCTTATGGGACCACTCGGCCGGAGGCTGGCACTCGCGTGCCCGATCTAGCTCGTCCCGGGTTTCTCCCGCCATGTCCGAAACCGGCCCAGGGCCGCCGGTTTCGGTTAT